GAGACGATATTCAAATAACTAGGAGGATAATAACATGGCAAACACTACGTTTTCAGGACCGGTCATTTCTAAAAATGGCTTTGTAAATACAGGTCCTGGTATGACTGTTAGCTTAACAGCTGACACAACTTTAACAGTCGCTACACACGCTGGCAAAATTTTACTTACAAATGATGCAGATGGTAAATTTACTTTACCTGCAATCAATGTAAATGCAAATGGCGGTACTGCAGGTGATAACGACGTTAACAACTTAAACAACATTGGTGCAACTTTTCATTTTTATGTGGAAACTGCTGCAACTGATATGGACATCAAAACAGATGGTACTGACAAATTTAAAGGTGGTATCATGATAGCAGTAGATGACGGTTCTAAAAAAGCTTTCATTCCAGCTGCAACAAATGATGTTATAACTATGAATGGTTCTACAAAAGGTGGAATCGTTGGTAGCGTAGTATCTTTCACAGCGATTGATACTGCTACATACTTAGTTCACAATTCTTTATTGCTTGGATCAGGTACAATAGTAACACCATACGCAGACGCGTAATAAATTAACTCGAAGCGCCTGGTAATGCAGGCGCTTTTGAAAAGGAGGAAAAAACATGGCAGACACAGTATTAAATACAACTGTATTTGACGGAGACAAAAAGTTAATCACTCACTACAATGTGGTTTCAGACGCATCAGGTGGCACAACTACAATAGTTGATGTTTCTGAATTAAACACAAATAATGGTAAAACTTGCAAAACAGTAAGACTTAATAAAGTTAGTTTTAACGTTTCTGTAACAGCACCAGTAGATGCAATTAGAATGGTATGGGGTGGATCAGATGTAGTATTTCAAACTTTAAATGGAGAAATGGAATATGATTATTCTTCATTTGGTGGTTTGAAAAACAATAAAGCTAGTAGTTACACAGGAGATGTAAATCTTACTTTACCAGCTTGCACGTCAGGAGACTCTGGAACAGTTGTTTGTGAATGGATTAAAGTTTACGAATAGGATCTTAAATGGCTAATACCACTTCAGGAACTACAACGTTCGATAAAACTTTTTCTATTGATGAAATTATAGAAGAATCTTTTGAACGTATCGGATTAAATTCTGTGGCTGGCTATCAAATGAAGTCAGCCAGAAGATCTCTTAATATTCTATTTCAAGAATGGGGTAATAGAGGTATTCACTATTGGGAAATAGGAGAATTAGATCTTGATTTAATTCAAGGACAAGCTGAATATAAATTTTTTAGAGCAGCTACAGATGGTACAAGTGCTACTTCAAATCCAAATGGAATATATGGAATGTCCGATGTCCTTGAAGCACAATTAAGAAATAACAGAACAGCAACAACTCAATCTGATAGTCCAATGACAAAAGTTGATAGATCAACTTATGCAGGTTTTTCAAATAAACTTTCACAAGGAACACCTAACCAATATTGGGTTCAAAGATTTATTGATCATGTTAGTATCAGTATTTACCCTACACCGGATTCAACAAATGCATCTAAAGATATGCATTTTTATTATATAAAAAGAATTCAAGATGTTGGAGATTATACAAACGCAACAGATATCCCATTTAGATTTGTTCCTTGTATGACTTCAGGTTTAGCTTTTTATCTTGCACAAAAATATCAACCACAATTGGTTCAACAAATGAAACTATATTATGAAGATGAATTAGCTAGAGCATTAGCAGAAGATGGTTCAGCTTCTAGTACATTTATTACACCAAAAGCTTATTACCCAGGAACTTAATATGGAACAATACAAAGATTATGTTAGAGCAGTTAGAGAAATAGGAGTTGAGCCTTTACCTATTGGAGATTTTGAATCTTTATTAGGTGCTATGGATGTAAGTGATATAATTTCTTTAACTGGATGTAAGTGATATAATTTCTTTAACTGTAAAAGCAAGTGGCAATGTAGATAAACCTTTAGGTAATTAATGTCTAAGTACGCAACAGGAAAACATTCAAAAGCTATCTCAGATAGATCTGGACTTGAATTTCCATATAGAGAAATGGTTAGAGAGTGGAATGGTTCTTTTGTTCATTATACAGAATTTGAAGCTAAACAACCACAACTTGAACCAAAACCAATGGGAGGTGACGGTGTTGCATTATTAAATGTTAGACCAGATAGAACCGAACCTGCTACAACTGTAAGAATAATAGATAATGGTTTTGAAACTTATGCAGCTGGATCAGGTATTATAAATGTATTTTCTCCAGGACATGGTTTAACAGACGGTACAACATATAGATTTAGAGGACCACCAACTACTTCTGCAGGAAGTTCTTTTACTTATGCTAACCCTCAAAGTTTTGATGGTATAACAGGGACTAATATTGCAAAAACAGCTGGATACACAATAAGAACAGGAAAATACAAAGCAGATTCAGATGGAGCTGGAACTGCTGGTAGAGATGCAAGAAGTGTTTATTTAACAGATAATTTTTTCTTTTTTACAGTTGACACAAATACTGCTACAACAGGTAGTATAAAAGGAGGGGGATACGGTTGTTCAGTTGGACCCGTAACCATAGAAGCATAATGAATAAAATTTGGAATTGGATAAAAAGTTTATTTGCACCTAAAGAACAAATGGATTCTCATGAAGTGATGTTACATCCTAAAGGTTTTTGTAGTGAACACAATAAATATAAACATCGTTGTCCAAAATGTAAAGAATTAGCGAGGATGGCATAATGGCTGGAATAAGTTACACAACTTTAGTTACACAAATTAGAAATTAGACTGAAACAGATTCTAATGTTTTAACTACAGATATTTTAGAAAATATAATTTTAAATGCTCAATACAGAATAATGAGAGAAATTCCTATTGATGCAGATAGACTTCAACAATCAGGTAATTTAGTTGTAGGTCAAGAATCAATCAATGCTCCTGCAGGAGCATTATTTATAAGAGGTATACAAGTTTATGACTCTAATTCTGCTATAACAGGTGCTAATACTTGGTTAGAAAAAAAAGATGTAACTTATTTACAAGAATATGTATCTTCAACAGCTTCTGATAAAAGAGGAAAACCAAAGTATTATTCTATGTATGGAGGAGCAACTGGAGATACTGATACTACATCAGGAAGAATGTTTCTTGCACCGGTCCCTGATGATACCTACAAATTTAGAGTACATTACAACAAAATGCCAGCTACTTTAGAGTCTGGAAATGCTACAAATTATATAAGTATGAACTTTCCAAACGGCTTGTTATATTGTTGCCTATCAGAAACATATGGATTTTTAAAAGGTCCAATAGATATGTTGACACTATATGAAAATAAGTATAAACAAGAGGTACAAAAGTTTGCTAATGAGCAAGTTGGTAGAAGACGAAGAGATGACTACACAGATGGTGCTATTCGAATACCAATAAAATCAGCGAACCCGTAGGAGATTAAATTATGGCAATATCATCGGCAATTTGTAACAGCTTTAAACAAGAAATTTTAGTTGGTACACACAATTTTACAGCATCAAGTGGAAATACATTTAAAATAGCTTTGTTTACAAGTTCAGCATCTTTAGGTGCAGGTACAACAGCTTATTCAACTTCAAATGAAATTTCAAATACATCTGGATCTGCATATTCTGCAGGTGGTGCAACACTTACAAGTGTGACTCCAGCATTATCTAGTTCAACAGCTGTATGTGATTTTGCAGATGTTAGTTATACTTCAGCATCTTTTACAGCAAATGGTGCATTAATTTATAATGATACACAATCTGATAAAGCTGTAGCAGTTATTGCTTTCGGTGGTGATAAAACAGTATCAAGCGGAACTTTCACAATTCAATTTCCAACAGCAGACGCATCCAACGCAATAATCCGTATAGCATAGGAGGGTCACTGTGCCCGACGTAACTTCAGGATGGGGCAGACTCACTTGGGATCAATCTCAGTGGGGAGGCTCAACAGTTTTAACTACAGGATTTGGTGCTGAAGATTGGAACAATGGTTCTTG